AGTTATATCATAAAGATTTGCAGCTACATCTATTACTGAGATGATATTGGAGCCAGTTGCGACAATATCAATTATATTTGTGCTGACAGTACCAAGAACAGCTATGACCTCAGCGTCAGCAACAACATCAATATTGGATAGAGTAGTCGGATTAGCCAACACTTCGATGCTATCTACTACATCAGCAACAAGAACAATGCTATCTGATATAGCAGCAACATTTTCTAGAAGTTCTATGTTATTAGCAACAACATCAATCTCTGATCTAATTTTTTGCAGGTTTTGTCCTACAACGTCTACTTCTGATACTACTTCCTTCAGGTCTTCGGCTACAACTAATATATTCTGTATGTTTGTTGACACGTTTACGATGTCTTCAACGTTATCTATTACTGAATTTATATGTGAAATATTATCTGCAACAGTTTTTACAGCATCATATTTACTATCAATCTCGCGAGCAATTGCAGTATCAGATGCATTTATAAGTGATGTTTGTCGTCTAGGCATTACATAAATCCTCGTTCTCTCACTCTATAACGCATGTCCAGGTTATCATTAGTCATCATACCATCATTTTTAACTCTCTTACAACTAGCATCAAAACGCATATAGTGTGTGTTACTATCTGCTTGAATACTTCCATCCATGGCCCCATGAGCGCGATACCCAACATAGAATAAAAGAGGTTCCACTAGCTGCACCGGGATCTGAACATCGTCTAAAAGGTACATTCCAGCATCATCATAACTAATTTTTTGCGACGCATCTGGTGCTGCCTCATAAATTAAACTCACATACGCTCCAGCTATAGATACAGGAATTTGGACTTTATTCCAACTCACTGTATTTATACTCATAGGATTATCTTCATTATTAATATCAAGTTCCATAGTAGTGTACTGACTCTGATCTGCAGGGACCTCACCGTACGCAGAGATCAACCACATACAGTCGTTAGGTAATAAGTACTCATTATTAGGTACTGTATTTAATTCTAACACAACTTCTTTAATGCTTAGTGGAAAGCGCTTATACAACTCGATAAGACCCAAGTTTAGGTAGGACACTATAGCTTTGTCTTCAAACTCACCAAGCTTTAGGTTGCGGAGCTCACCGTACTTAGCCATATCAATTACTTCTTGTACAGTCATGAGTCCTCCACTAACAATTTGCTCTATTATATCTGGCAGAGCCTTAATCTTGTCTTTACTTTACAAGGTTATCAAACCATTTGCAGTACTTATATAACCGATTGGCACCTGGTAAAGTTAACTTCCCCTCATACTTCCATTTATCAAGTACTATTTCAATAGCATTAAGCGTGTACCCTACTGTAATACTACTCACCTCACAGAACTCACCAATCTCCGCATGAATCCCAGCATTACCCCACATTCTATTAATTGCAGTACACCCATCTGTTACAGATTCTACACCCAACAGCATCACTATACCTGTATCGATACCATCCTTGTATAAGTGGTACAGCACAGCATGCCCACTAACTCCAAGTCTTACACTACCTAGTATGTCTGTTGCAGTCTTATCAAGTTCTTCGTCGCTAAACCACTCATCCGGTAATCTGTCCTGTGCTTCAATCATTAGAATACTGTACTCCCTTTGTAATTTTCTTCTTCTTTTTCAAAGTTCATATCACTATAGATACTTCGTTTTATGTTATCTTGCTTATCAATACGTGCTGCTTGCGTCGGTTGTACAACCACCATATGATTTAGCATACTCACTAAGTCTGGTCCGTCATCCGCTCTAGCAAAGTTCATATGGGTCGCTCCTCGGACTTGCTCAAGGAATTCTTTCATATCCTGTGTATCTTTTAGGTGCTCAGGCAACCATAACTTTTGTGGCAGCATAAACTGAGTAACAGCAATTCTAAATCGTTCATGCTTACTTCCTCCGGCTTTTCTACTAAGGATCCCTTTACGGATTTCATCCTTATCCACGCCTTTTTGCCTAGCAAATGTGTGCCAATCACTACGCTCCATCATTATCTTTTCTAGACTAAAGATATGTGCAGTCTGACTTCCATCTACCTCAACACCAATCTCCACATGTTTGCCCATACGTCGGTAGCGTGCAGCCCAGTCAAGTACAGTTGTGTACTGTTCAGTCATACTCATTTTGCGTAGTGCGAGGTCAAGCATGAACCAGTCGCCATTATTTCCTAATGCCCAAGCAGCAGCTCCACTATTATCCGATGTTTCTCCACTAGTCGTCGTGAAGTCGGTGGTAATGTATATGTTATATGCATAGAGATTATCTTGTATGAAGGTTGTGTCACAAAACTGTAGGCACTTCTCCGGGACCAATCGGTCCGCATCACTAGATAGACGTAACATACGCTCTTGTAAAAATGACTTTAACTTGTTTGCTTTTTTAGCATTACGTACCATCTTCGCTATCGATACTGCTGGATGCATATCTTCCCAACTACTCTCAATATCTCTAGCAGTTAGACCTTCCTTCTCAACATCAAAGTCTCGCGCAATTGGGATGACAGCTGGAGTAAACGCCCCATTAAGTAAAGCTTTTGTGTTTACATCATTGTAGTGGAATGGCGTAAACGTTAGGATCAATCGTCCTTGACCTCCACCTTTTAAGGCCGCAAGCGCATCACTATATATAATATCCTCTAGGTTCGATGTCATAACCTTTGAGTACGCTGCTGCAGTATTGAGGATAGCATCATCAGCCCCAATTAAGTCAGGTCTTCGTTCACCATACCTTGATCCACGCACCCCGGTATTTATACCTTGATAACGTATTAGGAAGGATCGATTCTTCTTAGGCCCTGGACCCTTACGAACAAACTCAGATTCTGTTTCTGTAAATCGCATCTCCTCAAAGTAATCTTTTAAGTAGGCAGACTCTTCACACATTGCGCGTACTGCCAAGGCATTGATCCTCGCCCCACCTTTACTTGACGCAGCAAGCCATAGGTAAAAGTACACTTTACCAATTCCGTTAGGGAGCGTACCTTTAATAGCGCTGTACACACCAAAAAAAGAGATAACAATTGTTGACTTTGCAAGACCCCGTGATTCCATAAATCCTATAGCCAATGGGTCAATCTCAATACTCTTACACACATCTTCAGAGTATGGGAAGCTTAACGGATCTGTAATATACCCAAGTAGCAAGTCCACCATGAAGTAGTGCGCGATCGGTGTTGCAAAGTCAAAATCTTTACCTTCCACTAATCGCATTAGTGTGAAGAACTCAAATGCTTCAACACTAGGTGTGTACCGTGGGAATGTTGGATCATAACTATCTAGTGCTGCGTCAAGGTCAAACACCGCATTAGCTTTTGTCTCAGCCTCTAGTGCATGTGCAGCTTCCATCTCCTCTTCATCAACAATATTGTTTATTAAGTGCTCCGCGCTAGCCCCAAGTGTAGCAAGTAAGTATTCCTTATCCTCTACACTAAGATCTTCTACTTTGTACTCATCATTATAGCCTCTCATTTACTACTCCTCAATCTCAGTATCGATTACTATACCAACTCTTTGTACCTCTCTAAGTGATCTTCCGGACTGGAACTGTTGGCGCATTAACTCAGCACTCTCTGCAATTTGCTTAGCCAAGTTCTGTTGCATCTGCATTGCTTCTTCATTCAACCCAACCTTTAACTCAATACTCTTATCTTCCGGTGGACGTAGGTAATCCAACGCTCCAAGGGCCGCATTTAACTGCACAGTTGGGCTAACGTAGTCATCCACTTTAGCACCAACCCCATTGGTAAGATCCACCAACTTCTTAATTAGCTGATTACGCACCGGTAAGAACTCAATATGTGCATGAATCGCAGATCTGCTTAGGATCTCCACAACAGTCTTTGACTTAGCATACTCCGTAGCAAAACTACTAGTATCACTCTTCCGTGCTTTAATCTCTAATGTCTTTACAGGAAACACAAGCTCATAGGCTCTTGTATTAGAGCACCCGGTCTGCACATGTGACACAAACTTAATCGCATTAATCAATCGATCAACCGATACCCCAGGCCCAATCAAGTCTGTGTATGATAGAAACTTCTCTTCAAAGTAATCTTGCAGCAGCCCATCAGATTCTTCAATATTATGGATACGTTCTAGTGTTGCTCGAATTGTTTCATCATTTACTTGGCCCTTCATTACACTACGTAATAGTTCTTCTGTGATTAAGGACTCATTAGACTCAGCAGCCTGGCGCATCTCACCTTTTACATTCTTTACTAAATTTTTTACTGAATTATTTATAACTTCTTTTGCCACAGTATCTCCTATATTTCTATTAAATTTCGTACTTGTGCAGGGTAATCCGCATTCATACACTCTACATACGCAAGTTCCACTATAGTAAGGTCACACTCCACCAATTCACTGCATCCATCAAACTCAAATGCTGGGTAGTATCGATGTTCTTTTAGTCGTTCCAGTAATGCAGCCTCAACTACATAGTTATTATGTGTTCGATCATTGCGCAGTATCTCTATCTTTGGGAGAAACTTATACACCCCATGAATAGCTTCTGATAACTCCAATGCTCGCTTAAGCGCACACCGATTGGTAGTCCCAATCTTTATAACAGATTTACCATCCAACTCTATACGCAACAGGTACACTTCACCATCGATCTTGCGCGGCTCCCTAGCTTTACCTCGTGCCATCTTAGATCCACCCAAGTAACAGCAATATCTTTTCTACACCCAAGTACCATGCATAAGGAATAAAGAATATAGCAAAAAACGTAGACCAGAACCCTTTAGCTAGGACAATCCCAACAAGCCAACTAATAACACATAGTGCAGTAAATACGTTACTCATAGTTAGTCCGCCCTTTCCACAAAGAATTTACCGTACATAGCCCAAGGCGCACGACCAGACCACAATGACCGCAACTCGCGGGTGACTGTGGCCTCTGAGCCTAAGCAGGCGCACTTAACGATTGACCGGGCCGCCTCCCTAATACTCTCGTACTCTACACCATTAACCTTCATTCTC